AATCCAGGCAGAGATAGTAAAAGCTTTTGCGTCAGCGCCGGCGAGTCCTACTAGAGGATTCCAAACAGAATCGGCACCAATATCAATCTCGCTGGGGTTGTCGCCATCGAAAAGCATGGACTTGGCAGAAGGAGCGCTCCGAGCGAGGGGAGCGTGGAAATGCTTCCACGGCCTGTTCTGCGACGTATTCGAAGAGCCAATCTGACGTTTTGTCATCGCGGTGTTTGTGAAGAAAGCAGTACCTTGTGCGAATTCCTCTGGCGAAGACATCATCGAGCTATCTGCAGCCATATTGCCGTCAGCTGAACTCGTAATATCGCCGCCACCCTTGCGCTGCAGGAACGGAAATTTCTGCTGGTACTTTGGCCTTTCAAGAACGTGATTCTCGATTATGGTACGAACATTATCACTAAAGTCTGCCGAGGCCGGGACAAGTTGTCCGAGCATTAACGAAAGGGAACTATCGAACCACTTATAGAATTCATAGAACTTATCAAAGTCAAGACTATCGTTGCCAACTTGCTCAAAGAACTTCTGCCGCATGAAAGACAACTGCTTATAATCAGGTCGATATCGTTCCACCTGATCACCAATTAAGTTGTTGAAATCCTTAAGGTTAGCGAAATAATTAACCATCTCTTCCGAGATAACCTGATACATACTCTTCTCGAACGCGAAGAAATAGCTGGTTGGCCGCGAGTCAGAAGTAAACACATCCTGCTCTTGGGCATTGAGGACCTTCACCATATCTTCGGACTGTACATTCTCGGGGAGATTCAGGCGCGCGGCGACGACGAAGTCCTTATCGATAGCTGAAGTTGATGAGGTCTTGAAGAATCGTCCTTGTGCTGTGTGCTGCTGGTTTAGGAGGTTATCAATTGAAAACCCAGTGTCCAATCCAGTCTTTGGCGCTGATCCAGAACTAATATCTGCAACCGTAAGATATCCACTAGCACTAGATCCCGTGTTAGTAAGGAACTCCCAATTGAATATCAAAGTGTCTATCTTTTTAACATCGCCGAAAGACGCTGATGTTTGGAACGGGAAAGCATAGAGGTGCGGCTGCATAGCACCGTGATTCTCCGTATCTAGAATATGGCCGGCTAAAGCTTCATCGTCGACATAGTCCAGCCAATACCGACAAGCATTAACCTTCACATCGGAAGTCTGTAAAACGTTGCCTGTCATATTGGTTCTGTGGGCACCAATGTAGGCACGACGCGAGCCGGTCATAAATGCAGCTGGTAGGCCTGCACTTGAAATGCTCCCCGAAACAGTAAACTGTTCCATGATTTCCCCGGCTTGTGCCTGGACGCCATGAAGTTCAACTACGTAATTGGAGCTAGCTCCGTCTACTAGGCCCTTTACTGGATACTGTTCGGGACGGATTCGAACCGACAGATTCCATCTCTGGTTGTTATATACATCTTGGTAGAGCGAGGAAGAGATGACCGGTATATGACCATCCCCAGAACTTGTGAGCACAAAGGTAGCATTATCGGACAACAATTCGTCACGAACAGCATAAACCTGAAAGTTGACAGCTTCAAGGTTTGTCAGCCAAGTCGTGTCGTTTGCATCGTGAGGCATCGCGCCATGCATTCCAAACAGAGATGAACTAATCACGTTCGTGTTAAAAAATCCCTGCGCCTGTTCCTGGGAGGGCTTGAGAGGAAACATAATCTCTGCTTCTAGGGTTGTAGAGAATCCTCCTGTAAGATTTGTACTCGAAGTAATATAACCAACTGAGTTGGCGTTGGCAGAATTGGGATAGTTGAAGACTGTAGCTACTTGATTGTCTTCTGTATTAAAATCAATAAATTTGTCAGCCACAACAGTGTTGCGCCTGTTGTTTCGCAATTCATATTCCACGTTGCTGGCATACATATTGGATTTAACAAGTTCATCATCAATTCCGAAGCACCTGATAAGGTTACGGAAGGCTTTCTCGGTCCCCTTTGACTTATAGATGTAAGATATATTATTGTAGATGTTTTGGTAGATCGTATTCTTAATATCGTGCAAAGACATCGCATACACGCGGTCTTCGCTTCGGTCGGCTAGCTTTTCTAAAACATCCGCATCTAGGAACAAGTTCGGAGCGACGATACCTGTTGAGGATACTAGCTTCTCCGCGAAGGGGATTGGCTTCTCAAAGCTGCCACTCACATAGCGTTTCTCACCAAGAGTGTTTAAATTATCGATCTGAAGATGAAGAGTGTCAAAATAGCTTCCGAGAATTTGGGTTAAATACTTAACATTCTTGGTGCCTTCACTGTCCTCTTCGCTAATCCATGACGGGATGCTGTTGTAAATGGCAGCATTATTGTCGACGTCATAGGTGGAGCCAGACAATTGAAGTTCTGTTTTTAGCGCCTGCACCTTGGGGTGTGAAACATAGATAATAGGGTCCAGGAACTCATGAGTTGCAGCACTAGACGAAACAATAGCAGAGCCAGTGTTTCTAGAGTTCGCGTTATAGCCTGTCCACGTACCATTTGAATAACGGCCAGAGTAATCTAATACGGTGCTGTCGGTGCTAGTTATGCCGGTAATGCCCTCATTAAACTTAAAATAAACGCCCAGATTTGTGTTTGCTAGTTCTTGAGTTGTAATATATGGCTTCGGGTCGGTATTAACACCGCCTCCTACCTGTGTAAACCAATAGCGACCAATGTCTTTAGAAGTTCGCTGTGTTTTCCAGTAGCGGAATTCGTCTAGAGAGGCGTCGAGCTTGCCGTCGCCGGCTAGTGTGGGGCTCGGAGTAGTCCAGGAACCTGAGACTTGGTCAACCAAGGCGCCGATGTGAGCCCGTAATCCTGGTGTTGAAATATCATTAATCCCCGCGGTTCCCAAAGTAGTAGTATTATTAAGTTGGCCATCCACATAGAATTTAGTAGTTACTCCGGCAGATGCAGACTTCATTGTCACTGCATAGTGGTGCCAGTTTCCATCTGCTAGTGAGGAAGTAGTAAAAGTACTTGCTGCAATAGGCTGCCGATAAAATCCAGTCGTTCCCGATAATGCTGTAAGCAATAACGGGTTTGCGCCCAGGACACTATCACCACTGGCGGAAAGCTCCAGGCGCAGGCGCCCATAATCAGCGGATGAGGAATTCTGGCCGTTCCACATATCAAAGATTACTTCGCGAGAAGTAACACTAGGGTCAGAGAAGTTATCCTTCTTGAGCCAGAATTCTAGCGATGTGCCGCGCGAAGCGAGATCATACTGTAAGTTAGAGGCCCGGTTCATCGACGGCTCATAGTAGTTAGAACCAGTAAATTGGCCGGCTAGGGTGTCACTTTGACCCGTAGTGGGGTTAGGGCCGCCTCTGAAGAAGATGTATTCCGGGGTTGAGGGGCGTCCATATCCATCATTAACCTGGCTGACCGCGGTACTGTCGGCCGACAGAATAATATAGCCGTTTGTGCGAGGGTAGCGCTCTTCAAGAAGATAAAGATCTAGATATGTGGACTCATTTTCCCACTCTAGCCTCTCTTTAAGAGAGCCGTCGTATGGATAAGTACCATAAATTCTCTTAATGGCAGATTCATAATATTCTTCAGCAGAACCCCACCGGGCAAAGTTTTCAGGCTTTTTAAAATCAGCATAAGGAATATACCTCTCTTCTTTGATGATATCCTGCGCATGATATCCCGAGGATTCTACTTCTCCCGAAATATCGTTAGAGGTTTTGTTTGCCAGTGACTGAATGTTTTCGGCAACTTCAAAGTATTTCTTAATGCTCATACTCTATAATTATTCTTCAACTCTAAATTTGAACGTTTGAGGTTGCTCCTGCCAGTCTCCTATACTATCATTATAATAGGATAATCTTATTTCATACATATAGTCTGACTCTAGAAGCGATAGATCAAGATCAAAATAGTTGCCTCCTTTGTCGTACGACATCATTGTACTCAAAGACGAGCCAGTGCCATATGCTATAGCCGCATAGTTATCCGTGGTGCGGTAGATCGCGTAAGAAGCGCTTTCAATAATGTCTGTAGGATTGTTAGCTTTCGCCACGGTATAAATTGTGGGGTTCCAATTCCTATCTCTTACAAAAAAGCGAAAGCGTGCCTTATCTGTGGTGGAGTATTTCTTTTTAAGATTGGTGCAACTCGTAATACGATTGAAGGTAGGCGCACTATCATAGGTCGGCATCAGTTCAGGATAGAACGAACCAGTGTAAAATTCAACACCGCCAGAGTGCCATACATCATGAATCGCAGGGACGGCCGTAGAAGCCGCTGTAAGAGCTAGTTGGACTGTATACAGGCCTGTGCTCAAATAACTAGCTGTAGCGTTTAGATCGAGCGCTGCGGCGACCCCACCGCCTACTGGAAGCCGAAGCTTAGATCCCGTGGGCAGGCCGGCGCTGCTTGAATAGAATGAGACCAGCATCTCGTTGGTTCCGACCTTCGGAACATTAACAAGGCGGCCGCGCACATAGTTGTAAAGATATAGTTTGTTTAAGTTGTCGGCGGCGGGAGCAACAGAGCTAGAATAATAGAAATTTTCCCTATCATCTTTAGTTGCTGAGTTCCAGCGCGCTTCGATAACTGGACGTTTGAAGAAAAACTCGGTACTCCTAGAGAAGAACTTCTTAGTATAGTAAGATTGGTTTGCTCCGCCGGGGTTCTGTAACACAGAGCCAGAGTCTGCGCCGGGATCGAGGGGGAGTTTTCCTGCTCCGGCAGAACTGGAAAAGTAGGCTTCGTCGCTGGCCGTTAGATGGACCCCAAGCCCGTAGTTTTTTGTTACTCCCGTAAGTGAAGCGTTAGCATTCGAATATTTGACCCACTCTTCAACTAAGTGTGAGATATCTTGATTTATGTCCTCAAGTCCCAGAGGAAACGAAACATTGGTAATGAGCGCCGATGATGTGTAATAATCGCCACCTTTGCGAGTCCAAGTGTCGGCGCTTGTGCGCAGGCCCCAGTTAGCTTGTCCCAGGTCTTTATATTCATCCATATCAAGGCCGGTACCCTCGGTCCAAGAGCCCGACACTGGTTCTAAAACTAGAGTAAATCCTTGAGGTAGTGTGAATGGATGGCGCGCATTGAACATTCTTAAATGAAAGGAAACGCTCCCGGAGGTGGGAAGGTTCCCTGCGGCACGGCTGGCTGAAATCTGAGAAATAGGAAACTCTATAAGAGTTCGCGAAAGCTCCTGAGATTGTCCGTTTGATCCGGACTCTTGGCCATAAATCGAGAAAATCTCTAGGGAGTCGGCATACCCCATATTAGATCCCGTGCCACGAAGGCGCAAATTCGACTCAAAAGCATTTGTAATAGTTGTGTCTGCGCTAGCTGTAAATCTTAAAATAGCCATTAGGTAATCGATCCCTTAATGTCTATGTTGGGGAACTTAAGTTCGAAAATCGTATTCTTTTCAGACATGATGCGGCGGCCGTCGGCTGACAGTTTATCAACGAAATCATAACTCAAATCTGAATAAATCCCGCCGGTCTTGCCTACGATTTCTAAATCGATTACATCGATAATGCCCGGGACCTTCTGTAATATCTTATAGAAGTCCGTGATCATAATAGTTTCGCCGATATCATATTGGCTATTATTAAGATGCTTTGCTATAGCAATGTTGGCGCGATTTAATACTGTAAATCTATCTGCATTGGTATCAATTGCGATCACGTAATTAACTCCAAAGTTTGCTACGACAGCATCTAATATATCAATTGTATCATTAATAATTTTATATTGTAAGAGCCACGTTTTTAAATTATTCTTTAAAGATTGGTTGGCTGCTATTAGCTTGCCACTAGTGTCTTGTGAGATCACATATATATTAATGTTTCGTCGTAACTCATCAAAGTCGCGCACAACTGCAGCTCTTTTAACCGACCCAAACTTTCCTGGCATGCCATAACAGATGGCCTGATAATCCTGAACCGTGACTGCCCTGTTTTGTGCTGCATAATAGCCAAAGACTCTCTGCTTTACTTCTTCAGAAGATGGCAACGTGATGTCTCCTGTGAATGGCTCGTCGTTAGTGGCCTCTAATGATGACTGCGTTGTTGATCGAGATGTAGATGACAGCGCGCCTTGGGATTTGAACCTAAATTTTGGGCTTTCTACGTTTGTAATGGTTCCGGCGCCGGCGTTAACATCATCTATTGTGTTCACCCGATATGCAATACGCAAGGTTGTGTTAGAGGGGGCGATTCCAAATTTATCAGTATTAATTAAGTTGGTAGGATCGAAATCAACATCAGTTACATAGGTGCGGCCATTTAAATCTAAAACTAGATTAGTGGGGTCAACCACAGAATCTGACAGTAATTCAGAATCCGAGCCGTATCCAAACTGGAGATATGTGCGGTCGGCGACATTCTCAACTGTAAATCGTCGTGCTACCGGGACTGCCTTAAGAATACTGCTCACGGCTCCATTGGTGGTGCTGTTTGTATTTCTAATTGCTTTATAAATAACGTTCTGGGATAGGTTATCGACCTGGACATATTCATGTCCCTCAGTATCATGCACACTTAAAACATCTGTTACACTGCTTACTCCCAAATCAACCTTTAAAAATCTTTCAAAATTCCCAACCGTTACTTCCTTATACGCCATTCGACCAGAGACAGCTCGGCCCTGAGCTCTCACAACATAGTTCAGCACATTATTGGTGGTATTATCAATATCTTTCGGAACCACTTGGTTGGTTAATACACTAAAGTCGACGTCTGCAAGCAAAGTATACATCCCTCCTCCCAAAGAAGAAAAGGTAGACCCCTGCTTTAGAACCGGGGCATATGCTAAGTCGGGGCCTAGGCTCGATTGGTCAGCCGGCACTTGAATGTAAAACGTAAGCACCCCATACGAGGAGGGACTTTGATTGAGTTTGAAGCCCATCTGGCGGGCCAATCGAAGAACATTATTATATTCAACAGCCGTTTCAAGGAAACTTTCGTTGGCCTGGTAATCTAGATAAAATGATAGCACATCTCCGACATACGAAACTGTATCCAGCATTAATGATCCGAAGGAGGCTTTGTTAAAATCCTTATATGTATCAGGATAATAGCGCTTGGCGTAGTTCTCCAGGTCTTTTCGGATTGAATCGAAGTCCCGGCTCGTATAATCAATAGGTTGTAGTTTCTTGGGCATAATAAAGTCTCTTTAATTAGTTGTGTATATCAATTTCTAGAGAATCTGACTGTTGTAACGGGATGATAGTAAAATAAACACTCAAATTCAGCGAATTAGGGAACAGGTCCGGGTTGTCCTCCACATAATTAAAGACGACATCATCAATTGCAATATATGGCAAGTATATGTCTACCTGTTCCCGGATCTTGCCGGCAATTGCACTATAAGTATCTGGTCCATTATTCTCAAACAAATATCTAGGAATACCGACGCCAAAATTAATATCCATAATTCGCTCTCCTGGGATGGTGAGGAGCAACATTTTTAAGTTTTGCTTGGCCAGGGCATTAAAGGTCATGTTGCGAACATAAGGTCCGAAAACCTCACTGAATTCTAATGGTAGCGCTACCGAAAGTCCGGACATCTTCTTATCTCCTCCTTAACACTCACTTGGGCCGCCCGAGTCTCCAGCGTTTGTTTGGTCTGGACCAAAATCAACCTGGACGTCAATATTGGGCTGCTCAGTGTCAAAGTTAATTAGTGATAACAATAGATAAATGAGCCCAAAAGGTGTGGGCGGCATCATTAACATGCCCATTCCCGTACCCAAGAAATCAACTCCATCCTCAGAAATTCGCGGGAAGAAGTTTTCTGGTTTCACGCCGGGTGGTGGCGGGTCGGGGAAGTTCGGCGGATTTTCCATAAGATACTGCAACAAACATAAAATAGCAACAAAAGCATCTCCCCCGTCGGCGCCGTCGGCAAACGGGGCGATTGCTGGCGGGGGATCGTCTCCGGGGCTCGGCAAGTCAACCTGTCGCAACTGAGACTGAATCATGTTGAATACGTCTGCTGTCCCGCCTTTAATAAGCTTGGTGATGATCACGTGTGGGTCGATGAGTTGCATAAGACCCTTAATAATATCAATTGGTGTCTTGATTAACATTTTAAGAATAAAGTCGCGCGCCATGGCTTCTGCATCTGGACCGTCGATGGCCATGGCCTTGCGCGCGCCTGGGCGGCGAAGGTCTGGCGTTGCGCTATAACTATCTGCGTTTGCCATTGTACTATTCAATATATCGAGCACTTGATTCTTCGTAGATCGCATAGCTTTACGGATATCCTTAAAATACTTTGTGGTAAGATAGAAGTTCTGTATAATTGGGAGTATCCCAATTGTCTCAGCGCTGAAAACATTGGTAAAGTAATCTTGGTAAGTTTCATCATCGAGGAGAAACCTCACTTCTGCGGGGCTTAGACGGTCTCTCTTTTTAACCTCTCTGAGGCTGTAGTTTTCTAGATCCGATACTTTATCCAGCTCGATTTCGAAAAGCTTAATTGCTTTTTTTGTTGGCGTCGGGGCCGGAGCTGGGCCACTCTTTGAGCCGGGTGAAGGGATCCACGGCAAATCAAACTCCGTCATACTATCAACATACATATAACACTGGTAGCGGATCGAGTCATTGGGGCCAAGATTAAGACTTGCGGCGAGTGTAGCGGCTTCTTCCTCGCTCTGAGTGAGAGGTCTGTGATCTTCATCTGGTGGACCATGGGTTGTCCCTTCACAGCCGTGGCCGATGGGTATGGTGGCGCCGAATCCTAAGTATTGATTTATCTGTTGTTGATCTAGGCAGGGAGCGCGTTCGAGGGTCACGGCTTTGAACCAAGACTTCGTTATTACAATACCAGACTTTTGCTTTAATTTGTTCGCAAAAAACTCAGCTCCTAGGTCGGCGCCGGTACCGGCTGAGGTCGTGTTTACGGCGTCTACCACAGGCATCGAGTTCAGGAAGATTTCATCCATTGGTTTCTGGCGCGATATGGGCAACGCATTCTTGACAGAGTTTGATGTCGGACCAGGGTTGCCGGCGGTACCCATTGCGCTTTGAATACGATAAATTGTAAGATAATCGATAATATCATTAAAGGTTGCAGTAGGGGTATCCGGGCCGTAGGTGGTCTTGCCAACTGGTTTTAGAAACACCGTTCCAAACGGAAACACAACATTATTGTTGAGATCTAAAAGGCCGCCATTCGCCACAGTACTCGGGCGTTGCATCATTCTGTTGAATATGTCGACTAGAGCATCTTTAACCCCGTTAACTTTTTCTTCTTCCCCTGCTTCAACAAGTCTTGAAAAATAGCTTTTCATCGATAGGCTTACCTGATCGCGCATATATGAAACAATAAACGGCTTAGCAAAAAGCTCATCCATTTCCACAGCGCCGAAGACAAAAATGTTTTTAAGAATAAACTCAGCTACGTGTACCTGAATCAACAGCAGAAACATACCAAATTTTATTACTTCGCGCATGCGTTCGCGGGAAGACTCGGGATTGTTATTACAGGCCTCTTCTAAATATTCCTTTTGCATTTGGGTGAATACCCCCGATACATCCAAAAGATCAGATATATCGTCGGCAGCACAGTTAGCATTGTCGTGGAAAAAGTTTAGTGATTGAAGTGTTGCGGCGTCGAAGATGCCATTAACAGTATAATAATCAAAGACCTGGTCTGCCAGTAATCCATAGGCAAGGGGGAAATAGCGCTGTTCAGCTGTGGCGTTCGATACGCCCTGCGCAGCTACTGCATCAACGAACGGATCCAAATTATAGTTTACGGGTTCTAGGGATGTAGACAGAAACATATCTGTTTGAAACTTTTCCCTTGTCTCGGTTGTGAATAGGTCATCCAGCTTAAACACAGAAGGCTGGGAATCTTTCGAGCTACCATACAGTGGATATTTTAGCTCAATACGTTGGTCGCCTACAGCGATCGCGGTCTCAGGACCGTGAGTGGTGCCCGGGCAGCCAGTTCCCCACGGTACGGTGCCTCCGAAATCTAATATTTGATTAATTTGTTGTTGGTCCTTACAATCGAGTCTCTCTCCCGTAGTCGCCGTTACTGTACCATCCCGGAGGCCCGCAAGGGTAGGAGTCGACGCTATATCGGGAAACGAAAACATAACTCGGTTGGTATTTGTTTCTTCGGAGGTGATATACTTAAAACGATCTTTAATATAATACTGGGTCCGTGAGGGTGTTGTCGATAACCTTTTCCAGTCGGCCTCATCAATATTAATGTAGTCCACAAACTTATTATAAAACTCTTGGTTGAAGCGATAGGTCATAACTGCTGGGCCAGTCCCCTGATTGAGTTGATCTGCTTTGTCTGAAATGTTTTCTAGTGCATCAGAAATTTCTGGTGACATCAGAACGTCCATTAAAATATCAATGGCCTCGCCAATGTTCCGAAGGTCTGGATTTAGAAGGCCCGGAACATCAATCAAACACGCTTCGAGCGCATCGCGGAGGTCGGAAGAGCCAGAGGACACCTCTTTGAGTGCTTTCATTATCGAGAGCAGGGCCGACACGCCGGCTTTAGGTAATTCGGGCCAGTCCTCGGCGTCAGGAACACTCTTAAGTGCGGTTCCATAGGCTGTCTCCCCCTTAGCTCCAGAGCCACCGGCCCGGGCGATGGAAGGCTCTAAGAGAACATTTTTTATCGAGTCGACTGAATAAACGAACTGCATCTCAACAAGTTCTACCAGCGTGCTCAAAGTTTCCGGTATAAGTCTGGTTATGGTCGGGTCACTAATATAGTTTTCGGCCTCAGGGCAATCAAAGTTATATACGGGGGGTTCATCTGTGAATCCGTTTTCAATAATGTCTAGCAAATCCTCAATATTCTGCATCTCTTGGGCATCAAGTTGACCGATGTCTAAACAAATATTATCTTGGTTCAACAATGACAGATCATTAATAATCTCATTGCACAGATCAGTTACATCTGTTACATTCCCCAGGAGCGTAAAGAATTCAATAACCGACGAAACATCTATGAGTTTGGTTGAAATATTAGAATCTCCATATCCTAAATTAAACTCAATAATTCGATCGATTAGTTCGTCGGACGCTGATTGTATGTCCATGAGAAGAATGCAAATGTCCAGAGAACTTAGAATAGATGACAGGTCGCTGACGTACTTGTAGATATCTTCTTGTGGCATGCCTAAAAGATTTATCAAATCTCCGAGTGGGCTGTTGCCATCATTGCCGTAGCCAAATGGATTTACGCCGGCGAGGGGATCCAGAAAGTTGTCGGCAATCAGGCCTGCAAGATCGGTATTTCCGTAGTCACTGGCGCGGGGGTTATTGAGATTGCACGCCTCCTTGAGCATCTCGGTTAGGCTTTTAACAAGCGCAAGGAGGGCTTGTTGCAAGGAGTTCAAAATCATATCTAAGATGGTTTTCCAGAGATCTCCTTTGATTTTAAATATATCAAACGTTTGAGGATCTATGGATGGTCGGGATAGAAGTTCCTCCTCCATTACGTTACCCACGGCGGCCGCGATGCGACTAATTTCAAAATTTATTCCGAAGGTTAAACAGATCAAAGCCTCCTTGGCTAATGCCTTGAGTCCTATTTTTTCTAATATTTTATCCAACGCGCTGCAGTGCTCGAACATGGCAAGGGGGCCTATTTCAAAAGCCCTCTCAATATTATTAGCAATGTTGATGCCAGTCTCAAGATTCTTTTTGCGCTCTGCCTGATATACTTTTTCTGCCAGCTCCGGATTGCTTTCGACTGCGGCCCTAAGCTGTGTTAGCTCATCAGTAGTTAAGGCTTTTATGCCGTCTTCCAATTCTTTGGTATCAGTAACATCGATGAGACCAAGACGAATAGCCTCTTGAAGAAGCGCGTTGTTGTCATTATTGTTTTGATCATTGGGGGTAGGGAAACTAAAAAGATCACCGTTGTTCTGATCTGTCTGTATTTGATCTGGTAGTGTTTCGGACAAAAACTCAAACATCGGAAATGGCTGTCCGGCGGCGTTGCTCTCGCCGGCTTTGAGCAGAACATCATTATATTTTTGTAACGTCTTAAGAGTTAAGGGATCTCGGAATCGCTTCTTATACTTAATGAGAGATAGATATCCTACCTTAAGGAACTCAGTGCCAGTGGCCGCGGCGGCGGAATAAGTAATTCCGGCGATCGCTATTTTTGGAACATTAAAAATATTGAGCGGATCCGGTGGTGGTGCAGACGACTCCAATTCTCCTTCGGGTGGCCCGGTGCGTTCAGAGAAATATATTGTAAGCACGTCTCCCTCTTCCGCGCGGTAGGTTTCGCCCATAGTGGCCTCAACGTCCTTAAGAACCTCGCGCAGGATTACAGTTATAACCTTAGAAATATCACCACCTAGAAAATTAAAATTAATTCCCCCTAGGGGTACGGCGCCGCTATAGTTATCTTTTTGTTTCCCGAAATCCTTCATTACAGCTCCGAACAAATCCATGTCGGTGAGAATATGTTCTAATTGAATTTCCGTTTGAGAGGCTATCTCAGTGCTGATGTTGTTCTTTTTATTAAAGAACTCTAGGCTAGGCCGAAATTCTGGGAGCTGATCTTGGCGTGCCATTGAGTTTCTTAGCTCGGCTATCGTTTGGTCCATCTCCAAACGCGTTATAATAATATGATTGGCAGTAGGGGGCGCTGTAGCATATCCAGGGTTTTCGGTCCGGATTGCTGACCGGAGGGTTTGTCTTAATTCATCATAATATGTATCGTCGCCATCAAACTCAGGATCCTTCATGTTGCGATAAAATTCAGGAAAGTAATGAGTTACATAATGATCAATCGCTTTATTATAAATTGTATCCTGGTCTTTGATTTTTTTACGTAATTTAAACTTAAGGTAAGGAATGCCCTTCTCTTCAAACGGTATGTTGAGAGGCTTCCCGGGGAACTCTTTATAAAAATTTAATTTGGCTGGCATTATGATTAGTTCGCGTTATTGTATCTACTCAATATATATTGGCTTTTTCCATCTTTAGTGGCGCAGGCTCCAGCAGGAACTTCCAAATAATTCGTTTGAACTGAGTTTAGTTTTTGCATTGAGGTATTCAACTGGAGCTGCACATTAGTAATTTTATTGATCAGTGACTCAATCCCAGCAGGCAAAAACTCGAAGGCCGGAGACGTCGGGGACCCAAAGAAAGGAGAGTTATGTGTATGTTTCAAAAGTGATTGTGTAAGTTTTCGATCCTCTTCAATAAAATTATCAAACAAATCTCTAATATCATGAATAGTCTCGATGATAGCTTTCAAACATTCTTTCAAGTTTTCCCCTTTTACCATAGGCTGTAGGGCCTTGTCGTCATTCATCGCAATTAAATCAATTCCATAGCCCCCTACAAATGCGTTACCTAGAGTGGCTCCCTGAGAATTTTGTGTGTCTGTGCGTGTCACTAATTTAATGTTTTCTCTTGCTACCATACGAACCGTGTCTGCTTTTAGTACCACCGTACTCCTGGGGCTCTTATTAGATGTGTTTCCAACTGAACCTGCCGCTAATCCAAAATACCCATCCGGGTCGGACTTCTGCGATATATAAATCCGCGCCGCGTCGTGGCGAAAGTTGGGATCAGTGTGCACAGTAGCACCGTTTTTTGTGGATGATTTAGCCCGGTAGCCCATTCTCCCCGCGACGAGGTCGATCGCAGCGCATTGAGTATTCTTGCTTCCCCCAAAACCAGAGAAAAGGTTACTGGGCCTGTCTAGACCAAGAACTATAAATGCATTCCCCTGGTCTAGTACTTTCTCGGCGTCGCTCTTGATATAGGAGGGCGTATCGAAATTCTCGCGGCCGCCCTGGCTGAAGCCAAGCCATTGGGCTTTTTGACTAGGGGATCTACGATCAAAGGCAGCGCGCTGACGATCGGACAACAAATCTAAGTCTATCGCCTTACTAATCTTTTTCACAGTTGGGTTTATTTTTGTTTTTGACATAAAACTTTATTCCTCTACGCCGGAGCGGTGTTCTCCTCGGGAGCAGCATTTTCTTCTTCTTGAACCGTATTCTCTTCAGCGGCAGCCACTTCTGCAGCGGCCATATCGGATTTGACGCCGGCAACCAACTGATCTATAGGGCCCTTGAGGACACCATTTTTAGCGGCGCTGTACCATCCAGAATATCCCCCTGATGTATAGTGTACGCCATCGGCTGTTTGTCGTGTCTGGGTTAAAGGTTCCATATTTATATAGGTTACCCCCAAAGACGGTAAATATCCAGCCTGCCATCGGCGAATATTAGCGCGGCGAGCGAGTTCCTCGGGTTTCTTATAATACTTTTGTTCTCCGGTGGGCTCTTTATCTGGCACGGAGGGCTTGGTGGCTCCGAGCCATATGATCTTCTCTATGCCGGCACCCTTAAGAGCTTCTACAAGTGGTTTTAAAAATTTAGTTTTATAGGTAGACTCGGATCCGTCTCCAGAAAAACCAGCATCGTTTCCGCCCAAGCCAACGATTGCATACTTTGGTTTTACCTTCGTTACGCGCGCTACAAATTCGTTTTTTAAGGTGCTATTGCTTATAACCCCAGCTCCGCCGGCACTAATGCCGCGGCCAGTTTTCGCCATATTAATTATATAAGGCACACCGGCCTTGGTGAGGTCCTTTCGCAAAAGGCCGCCAAAAGAATATGGGGCAGCATGCTGGCTATCTGCAAGATAGAGTACTGAGCCAGGCGTCGGTTCTTGTGGGTCTTCAGGATTGGGGGCGACTTGAACATTTCTGCCACACGTAATAGAGTTATACTCGCGCGCGATCGATCCGCCGTACATCCACGATTGCCCACCACCGGGGCCGCCGCCATTATAGTAGCCGGCAAAAGATACAAAATCCTTCTCCTGCGCTGCTTTGCGTGCCTTGGGGGACCCCTCCATCCAAGATTGAAGCAAGACATAAGATACGGCATCCGGGTCATTATAGAATGCTGCGAGGGCCCTGTCTGGGTCGGGCCCGTACTTTTTCAGCAAATGTCCCCCCAAGACCTGATACATGCCCCAACTGGTTGATCTTATGGCTGCTTTCTTATTTACAGTGTACGCGTGATCGAACGCGGGCTTCTTGGTTTCCTTTCCTACCCTACTATAAGTAGGAGGAGGGCTATGCGCAGTAAATGGTACTTTGGCTGCCTCGGCAGATGATGCATCCCTGTGAAATAGATGTGGTTCGAAGCGCAATGTGGGGCCCGAACGGCCTCCTGACTCGACGGCGCCGATGGCCATAATAACCTCAACGTCGATATTGAGAGCAGCAGCTACTTGTTTTTGAGCCTCAGAGGGCTCTGTATCGCACTTTATGCGTGGCTTCCGGTTGAAGGCCTTTTGAAATTCTCCTAGGCCTTTGCCCCGGTTCTTCATCGTGGCCCCCATCCACTGGCCACCGCCGCCACCGTAGCCACCGCCGCCAAAAAGAGCCTGCAAATTTCCATCAACATCGTCAAGAAAGGCGATTGTTTCGCCGAAAGCTATTATACGGGGCCCAGAGAAATTATTAAGGTTATCAAACCTCACTGAGACCACCGAGCCTACTGTCGGCTCTTTGTCAAAGAATCCGGTACCTAAACTGCTATATACATCATAGTACGTAGCAATAATGGGATCGCGATAACTTGCAGGAGCTGGGCGGCACTCTATCTCTGGGATATATACTTTATAAACTTTTACGTCATCCCCGTCGTCGTTTGAAAACCAGTTTTTGTTAACTGCGTTTTGTTTCAAAATAACGTCCGGATTGCGGGCGGCGATAGATATTTTCTCACCTACAGCCACTACTATCCCCGTAAAAACAGCTATTTTCTCAAGCGCGCGGCGCTGATAATTGGAATTTATTGCTGACCGTAAATAATCGACTCCTTGCGATCGCCTTCGATCTGTGGATCCTTCCATACCAGTGTCGGAAACATCATTAAGGAATCCGTATTTTAAACCCTTTAGAGTAAGGCTGCTCTCGCTGCTCTCGGTTTCCTCGGCCATGGCTATTTGTCCTCCTGGTTCTCGTTAAGAAGGTCGAACAGATCCTCTTTATCGGACGCAGTGAGACCAACACTACTAGTTTTTTGTCTCTGGAGGATGGATGCTAGCTTTACCATCTGTTCGTTAGAGCGTTGAAGGTTTTCTACAAACTTGGCCGCGATGGGGCCCATTTCTCTGCGCTCCGCAGAAGAGGCTTTCATATCCGCCATGACATCTATAAGCAATGTCTTAGCCATCGCCCGATCCTCGCGGATGTTTTTTGTAGTTTCTTCTAGATATTCATCTAGGTTTAGATCTCGCCGTTTTGCCATTTACTTTTAAACGTTTTGTAACGCTTCCTCAGTTTATTGAGATTATTAACAACCTGTTTGGTGTTGAGGCCAGTAATCTCTCGCAAGTATAAGTAAATAGCTTTTTTATTAAAAATTTCAATTGTATCAGCAGAGTCCAATAAAATACGAACAGCCATTAAAACCTTTTTTTCGTTTTCCTTCAGCATAAAGCCATCCCAAGTATCAATTTCTCCATGGAGAGAAGACCAAAATTCTATATCTTGGCGCTTTTGTAGATAAGTGGGTTCGGTGGATACTAAATTTTCATCCAGCTCATTCAGGATATCTTCCATGAAGACTTCGGTCCTGTTTCGCTTCTGGGTGCGCTTAACTTTGTGGATAAACCAGTTTTTAGTTACAACAGAAAAATAGGAAAAGGCTTTTGATCCTTTGCTCGGATCATACTTATTTAAAATAGTTGTGAGCCAGACCTTACAGTCGGCTTTTAAGTAATCAATATTGGGCAGGGTGGTAAAACGATAAGTATAAATAATTTTATCGACCATCTGGTCAAAAGCAGGCTGAATGTATTCTACATACAGCTTTGACCTCAGTTCCCTGTCTTCAGTGTTGGCGTATTTTACAATTGCGTCTTCATGGACTTTTGTAAAATAATGGTTTTTATTCTTCGATCTTTTCTTCCGCGGCGGCATTTAGTTCTTCCTCTAGTTCTTCATCTAGTGTATATTCAAATATGTCGCGAAACATTTCTATTTCCTCAGTAACTTGACTAATTTTAAATACCAGTTCTTGTATCATAGGTTCGCCATGATAATTATCCATCCCATATAATGAATTCACAAAGACTTGAAATGCCTTTGTGGTTAAAAATAGATCAGACAAATTCTCTGATATGAACACAAATTTTCTTAAAATTCTTGTTACATACCATATAAGGCCTCCGTTAAGGAGAACTGATATTATTAAAAATAAGTGTAGTTCTGTCATCGTTCCTCGTGCAACTGTTTCCGTTGCTGTTTTAATTCTTCTCGTGAGTCTTTTATAAATTCTTCTGTAACTTGCCCTGTGCGCAATACGCTAGATGTTTTATGTTGAGTACTAAAGGTGGTTAGTGTTTTAACCAATCCCCCCTCCTCTTTGCACAAAGGACAACAACCCGGCAAATCATCACTATGATGATTTATCGTTGAGGTTTTTTTGCATAGTTTGCACTGATAATTATATCGTGGCATCTATGCTAGTCCTCAAAGGTAGTTTCTTCCTCATCTGTGAAAGGAGGGGTTACGCCCTCTAAAGAAACAACGGGCGGGTTTGTAACCTGAAGGGTTCCCTCCTCCGTTGTAACAAAGTCCATTCCTAATAGGACAGGGACTATGTCGCTTTGTTCCATTAAAGATTTTTGAAGAGCCATCATTAGGGCTCCTATGGCTTGATTAGATAATGTCATTATTATGGTTTCCGTTCTAGGGCCACTATTCGTGAGTGGATATCTCTTAAGTGAGCTTCCAATTCGCGTGCTTGAGTATGCAGGGCACTCTGGACTATGTCTTGCGCAATTTCTTTAACTTCGCTCCTGGTTGGGCCGCGGGCGGCCTCTTCTTTCTTTTTCTTCATTTTATCTCCGTTCTTTAGTGGGTTAGGGTTAAGCTCAAGATCTCTTGCGCCCAATTCAGGCGCGTAAACTTCTGGACTGTTCTCTGCCCACTTCTTGCTATTTTATCACTAATTACTGGATTACTTAAATAGTAATCTATCTTCTGATCTAAATCCTCGATATTTTCAAAAACAACTAAGTCTTTCCCATCAACAAAATCATCTTCGCGGCCGTCCCAGTCATCAGTAATTAAAAAGCCGCCGGCGGCCATAACCTTATATACTCGATCTGACGCGCCGCGAGTTGTGCAAAGATTTAGGTTTATCCTAGACTTCGCCACACTATGTGCATGTTCTTTTCCATATGCGTTCGTTATAATTTTCACCGGGTGTCTCATCGACGAAATCTGTGTTACGCGATGGCCATATAAGCCTCCGATGAAACTAACGTCATAAGATTTATTTACATTCTCGATTGGCCGGTCTACACTTTCGTCATATCCTTCGCATACCCTGTGTGAATTTGGATTGATTTTTAGTGCTTCACACAAAACGTTGCTCTTATCACAGTAAAAATAATCCACCAATTTGGTCCTTTCTTTCATCTCCATATCATATGTTTGAAGAGGGTCCATAAACCACATTGCTGTTGTAGTTTGCTGCTTGATGTTTTCAAATACATCATAACTTAGTAAGTTGCACTTGCTATACAAAACCAAATCAAAATCTCGGTCTCTCACTAGATTAACCAGATCGGCATCTCGGCCGGCGAAACCTAGTTTTTTAGCTTTGTCTTTGTAGTTGTATCCAACAACTTGTGCGCCGGCGCGCTTAAGAGAAAGCAGTTGGGATGTATTTGTAGACTTATGATTGTTATCAAATACCCCAATATAAAGTACTTTCATTTGAACCTCTTGCTAAATAAATTCGTCGTTCTTCTCGGGGTTTTTAACTCGATGAAGATATTCATTTAAAACATGAGGACGACACTTATAGTTACCACACTGTACATGGTCTAGTTCTGCAACACGTTCCATTGTGTCTTGGACCTGTCCGCTTGTATGGATTTCTTCGAAGGACTGCTTGTGAATATTCCCAAAGCTATAATCAGGTGTGTTATAGAAAACATTGCAACCATAGCACTCCCCGTATGCATCAATTAGCGTCAGGAAATTATATGCATAGCACTTCTTATAGCAATAATTGTGGCTTTGGCCATCAATAACCGGTAGTTCTTGAATGTTTCGGCTTCGAACCATAACAACAAAGTCATCTGTGCTGCGAGCCACCAGGCGTTGTTTTAGATCTTCGTCTGTCAGGTTGTAAAGAGTGGGGTTGGAAGCACTCTTGGGGTGGTTGTGGTGTGGCTTAAACTGAATATTGTCGACTCCCACATCCTTCATAAGATCAGCGAACTGTTCCAGTTCGGTCAGATTCTCTTCTAACACGATGAACTGAGCGCCAAGCTCTACCTCTAAGTTGTGCTCTTTTTTATATGCAGTGGCCGCTCGAAGGTGCTTGATAATACGATCGAAGTCTTTATTCTTATGAATTGATTTGTGTGTATCCGGAGTTGCTGCATCCATACTAAATCGTACCCACGATAGATACGGTAGTACTTCCGGGATCATCTTTTCGGTCAATCTCGATCCATTTGTAGCCATCGAGGTTTTAATGCCACGATTCCAGCCGGCTTGCAAAAACTTGCCGATGTCAGGGTGAAGCATAGGCTCTCCCTCGCCAGCAAAATATATTGATTTTACACCAACATCAGCCATCGAATGAATAGCCTTCTCCAATACCTCAGTATCAATCAGTACTTTTCCGTGAGTTGCCCAATCAACGCTGCAGAAACTACAGTGATGATTACAACGGTTCGTTGGTCCAATCTCAACATGCAACGGAGTTGTGGCACCCGTTGTCAGCCATTTTGCTACCTCTTCAGGGTAGTACATTAATTTGTGCGCGTCTACGTCTTTAATTCCCATGATCTATTTCTCCCAACCAATAGTTTACCAGATCTTCAAGCGTTTCTTCAATAGGAATAGTAGGCGCCCATCCCAATAAAGCTCTGACCTTGGAGTCGTCAGGTATTTGTACGGGGATCTCCACTTTTCGTAAAAACTTTGGTTCTATTTCTAGCGTAACCTTGTCTGTGAGTCCCGAGATCCCCAGCATCAGGTCTAAATAGTGTTGCATTGTGTGCAAATCGTTTCCAGCAATATGAAAGATGTCGCCGGTTTCAATGGCACCTTCCATAAACTTAAGCATTAACTGATAATAAACGTCAACAATGTCGCGGACATCAGCCACAATTCGTAGGGCAGCCATGTTTCCAATTTTGATGATGGGCTCCTGCTGTCCTCTAAGGATGCGCGCGATTTGGATTGCATCCGAAGATATTGAAAAATTTGGGCCGCGGCGGGGTCCAGTATGTGAGAATGCGCGTGTTAAGAAGGTCTTCAACCCGGTTGTGGCAGCGCGCTCAAGAACATACATATCGGCGCCGGCTTTTGAAACACCATAGGGGTTATTGGGGACCAGAGGTGTGTCTTCTTTAATCTTTCGATCGCCGGGGCATATTCCATACACCTCGGGGGTAGAACAATTCATCAAAACACAGTCAGGCATTCGCTCTAGGATCTCATCACAGATGCGAGCGGTTCCTAAGATGTTGGTTTGGCTAGCCAAAAGCGGTGTGACAAAAGAGGAAGGTGGGTGTGCAAAAGCGCCCAGATGAAACACACCGTCAAAGGTGTCGTTTGCAAAAATTGCAGATAGAGAATCTAACTCAGCTAGGTCTCCATATACAAATTCAATTTTATTAATATTTTCCCCAACAATGTTTTCAATGCCCGGAGCAGTTTCTAAATTTCTGGCCATAGCAACAACTTCGTGGCCGTCGGCTAAAATCCGGTTTATCATATGCGGGCCAGCGAAACCGGTGGCGCCTGTAACTAAAAATCTCACTTAAATATCTCCATTTTTGTTAAGTCTGGCCAGTCCTCTATCGTCCACTGCTTAGGAGGGTTGACAATTGCCCCAGGCAGCTTCTCTAATCCGTTGATTGCCGTCTCGGGTGTCATATAGTAATGATATCCCATAGTGCTAATATTCTGTGTTGCCCATGGGGTATCCGGTGTTCGTCCATCATACGACATCTTTTTTAAATCTAGCGCGGCCTCTTTATTATCTGTGAGGATAACGCCTCCGCGGCCTAGGCTCAAGTGTTTCTTGAACTGAAAGCTCACACACATAAAGGTTCCCGGGATATAACTCTCCGGCTTCCACAGAACTGCGGCATCAATGATATTATCAGCAACTGTGTAGTAATCCAGCCACTCCTCGTCTCGCCACTCTAAGTCAAGGCCAAGCTTGCGGGACAAAAGAGGAATAGATATGTAAGTGTGCTTCGGGACGCTAATCGACTTGATATCTTTATACCGCAAACACAACTCTACAGCGTGTGTGCAGCAATCAGTTGTAACTGCATAAGGAGAACCAAAAAACTTTGCCAACTCATCTTCAAATGTTTTGATTACCTCAAAACTCATTTACTATTCCCAATCCCACGATTTTCCGTTGGCATAAAAATAATCAATTGTTTTCTGTAGTGCTTCTTCAAGTGATGTGGGAGTCTTCTGGCCGATGGCAGCATAAAGCTTTGTGTTGTCAGACTGAAGATGCCAGATTTCCCACGGGCGCACACGGGACTGATCTGTTTCAATTTCGACAGTCTCGTGTCCCATAAGCTTACCAATAAGATGAGCCAAATCATAAATTTGAATGCCCCCTTCGCTCCCCATGTTATAAACTTCGCCGAACTCGCCTTTTTCTAACAATTCCACAGCCATTCTCACTGCATCGCCAGAATACTGAAAATCTCTGAAGGAGTTGTTGCCGAGCTTGATTTTGTTTGAGTAGTCCATTTGGTAAATGATTTCAGGGATCACATATGGGTGTGACTCTCGCTCGCCTACACAATTAAATTGTCTCATCGCGATCGCTGGAACCTTCCCCTCTCGCCAGCGCACTTGAACGAGGCCATCGGCGGCCACTTTAGAAACCCCGTAGGTAGAATGCGGAACGATCGGATCTGATTCCGTGATCTTGCCTTTCATATCGCCATAGATCTCAGCGGACGAAACTTGTAAGAGCCCTTTAATGTCGGCTTTCTGGCACGCATTTAATACACGCAGTACCGATGTGGCGTTAATATCAAAGAAGTGCATCGGGCGCTCGAAGCACTCCGGGATGTAAGGCTCTGCCGCATAGTTGAATACATAGTCAATCTTGTTTTCATTAAAAATCTTGGCTAGTTCGTTTTCGTCGTCTCGGATGTCGAACCACTTAAAGACAGCGTCGGGGTGAATGTGTTTTTTAAGGCCCGTTATTAGGTTATCTAAAACAATAACATTACAGCTACGATCCTCAATCAAGTGATCAACTAGTTGGGATCCGAGAAAGCCGGCTCCCCCAATTACGCATACATTGCAATTTTGAATATTTCTCATCGTTGTTCCTCTTTAAAGTTTAAATAAATTTTCTCTGCTTTGTCATTAATATAATAAGCAGCCTCCTTGTTGGGGAAATAAAAAGCCTTAACAAACCTCGTTAGATTTTTGGCTTTCTGCAAGTCCTTCTTGTAATAAAGGTTTCCCTTCTTGCTTCGTTGCGGGATCGCAGTGTACTGACCCTGGAGCAGATCAGCGTACCAATTCTTGAACATCTTGAAGATAACTTCTTCGCCTCTTAAAAATAAGGAGTAGGCTGTATCTTCTTTTCCTATCAAGAATTCTCTTATCTCAATAACGTCTCCTGTATCTAGTCCTCGGTCAATTAAATGGAGAGTGACTCCTGCCTTTTGCTCCTCATTAATAATGACCCAACTAAAGGTTCCAGATCCCTTATACTCAGGCAAGATACCAGGATGAAAGTTAAAACAAGTACTGTTATTAACATATTGGGGGCCCAGTATTTTCTCATACATAACACATATAATAATATCTGCAGCTGACATATCCTCAGTTACTTCGAAACCATGTGGTGTGTGGTCTTTCGCCCACGCTGCACAGCGGAGCCCAACGTCCCTAGAAGCAGCTATACAGACCTTTTTCATTTTGCTTTAATCTTCTCCCTAGGTATAAATGTAAACTCTCCTCCGCGAATGTCAAGTATATGTGGAGGAGCTCGGCGGCCGAGCTCGTCAAAGATTATATATCCCAGCTCAGTAAATCTCTTAAAATCGAAGCCTCCATCCTTTACATCAATCCAGCCCGGGTATCCTTCGACTGTAGAGTAGAACTTAAAGTGATATCCCATACTCCATATCGGGCGTACATTTTCCAATAGATTAGTCATCCCATGCAACGCCAAAGTTTCCATCCCTTCAATATCCATTTTTACCAAAGACGGGGCGGGTATCTTGTTCTTCTTTACGTATTCGTCTAGACGCACATATTTAATCGTGCGCACTTCATACTCATTATCCATACAGTTATTAAATTTTGAATCCACAGTATAATTTTCATTACTCACAGCGACCTGATAATTTGTCACGTTATATGGCTCTGTGTTTTTCTTGCATCTTTCATAGTTGTCAGGGAATCCCTCAAATGCATGGACTTCCATCCCTTCGATTGCCATTGGAATGGCAAAGGTGCCGATGTACGATCCTAGATCATAAACTACAGACCCCTTCTTAACCAAGCGCAACAATGGCTGAAAGTTGTGGTCTGGGCGCTGGAACGCCGTCCCGGCAATAATATGTTTATCCATATTCATTCCGGTTTCTAGTAGATCATGAAACACGATCTCGTGATCTACGACCAATCTCTGTTGGTATCTGATGGTGGCTTTATCCATTTTCGTTCTCTCTTTCTTTGAGTATTTGCATACGGGCAATCATAACATCGACTGTTTCTTCAAGGGTGGGGTGTGTATCGCAATAAGCCTCACACTCTTTTAAATCCAGTTGCGGCGGATTTTCCCAGGTCTCCTTGATGACTCTCTTGAAATCTTCATAGCTGTTGTCATCAAAATAAATGGCCTTATCCCCCAGATAGTCGCGGACACCCTCATAAGGAGAATCGCTCACAACAGAGGGTTTGCCAAGCCTATATCCTTCCAACAGGGTTAGACCTCCGGTGGAGGTTTCATGATATTCTGTGCACATAAAACTGCATTCCGCAATGGTCTTGCGAAAGTCGTCGAGGGTCAGGCTATTCTGTGTTTTGACTACAGGAATGTTTAGTTCGCTACACGCGCGGTCAAGCCAACCATAGTTTTTGTCGGCGATATAGGCGCGCATTGGATTAAGAATATAGCGCTTATCTTCAATGGTGCCCGGATAATCAAAGAATCGGGCCCATATTTTCATGACCTCACAGAGATCAGGGTTTATTCCCTCTTCTGTCAGTCGTTGTTTTACTTCATTGGAGATACACCACACTTCTGTGGCCGTTTTTATAATGTCTCGGTACGCGGCCCAGTTATATCCGTGCGGATTCGGGGCAGTCCATACAGTTTTGTAGAAATCCAGAGTATAATTGATAAAAGGAATATGTGGAAACGTGTTTCGAAACATCACCACCAGGTGAATCCAGGATTGGCTCGTATTTATAATGAAATCACAATCAGGGTGGATACCATTGAGATGGACTTTGACGCCCTTCTTCTCAAAAATAGGCACCCAAGGCTCAATGTTATGGGATGGGGGTGTAATAAGGGAGATTCTCATGGTCTAATCCTCTAGCTTTCCATCTATCGCAGCCAAAACCACCTCTAGTGGTATATCATTGGCGAGCGGACCCTCTAAGAAAACGGCATTAGGGTTCTCCGGTTGCCAGTTTTTAGTGGTTTCTATAAGCGGGTTATAGGCCGTCGAGTACAGCCCCACCATAGGGTGGTCGTACGCTGACGCAATCCAGGGCATCCCGGAGTCGCAAGTGATTAAAAGGTCCGTAGTAAGCATTCGTTTACACGAATCAAAATAGGAGCCCTCCGAAAAGGTTGTATTTGGGATGCGCGGCTGGTCCGGGGCGGACAACTGGTATACTTTATAGCCTTTGGCAACTATATGGTCGACAATAGAAGTCTGTTTCTGCACATCCACGGATCTTGCGCCCCCTGGCCACTTGCTCGAAAACAGGTGCAATCCGACCGTTTTCGGCTCTTTTTCGACATCTGCTGGCATTTTAAGCTGTATATTCGTGTCACCGGACGTAACCCCGATCATCAAAGCTGTCTCTGTGGTGATGTGGCGGCGGTGGGCCCAGTCCGGCTGGGCATGCAAAGGGATGTCCGGAGGAAACAGAGCATCAAAGTTTTCTTCTTCCATATATTTACGGTCGGCCTCTGTGGGCCACTCATTGTATCCCTCCCAGACTTTGAAGCCTACTATGTTCTCATGATAGTTCTCAAAAAGGGGAAGAATGTCCTTATAGGGCTCAGAAACAGCAAAAACTATCTTAGTTTCTGGATTTTCTTCAATAAACTTTCTCAAGCCCGGCTCTTGCATCACGATATCGCCGAACTGGCCTCGAATGCCAAAACAAACCTTCTCATATGGGGCCTGCTTGTTGGGGTAAACATACCTCTCTTTTTTCTTCGGAACCGTGGGCATACGGAAATTATACATTTAGTCTCCTTTAATAATCCTATGACTATCCGAGTCAAAGTGCTGAGTTGAGAACTCAAACAGCTCGGTGTCCTCTAGAGCAACCATCTGATGACGCAATCCTCGATATACGTGAAAATTGTCTCCGCGCTCTAAAGTTTTCTCTTCGGCTGATTCAAGATCATCACTCTCCGAATATTTTACCAGAATTTTCCCTGATTGTATATAAAATACTTCATCTTTTAATACGTGATAATGCCAAGAGCATCTTTTGCCCTTAACAAAGTAAAGTAATTTTCCACAATACTCTTCGTTATTAACAATCCACTTTTCAAAGCCCCAGCCTTTAGGTACAAACTTCATTTTGATTTTCTCCCTTGTCTCTTATATTTTTAACATCCTCGGAAGTTAGTGTGTACGTTCCAAATTTGCCCACCACCAAGCGTGAGCAATGGTTAGCAAACTGAATTCCTTTTTCGATTGACTTAGTTTCGAGTTGTTCATAAACCAGGGCTGCCAAGAAAGTGTCGCCGGCACCGCACACATCAAACACATCACAGGCTTCTGTGGGGTATGTGTTTCCATTCCATCGGGCCCCCTCTTCTCCCATTGTTATAATCAGCTCACACTGTTCTGGTTGTTTTTTCAGCTTATTGAATTCTAATTTGTTAATCTTTATGATGCAATTCTTATACGCGCTCAGGTCGCTTTTTTTAGAGTCAACAAAGACGTTAATGTTTTCTGCCGCAGCCTTCTTCGTCACAATCTCGATGACTTCTTTTTCGACAAATCCTTTATTGTAATCTGCTATCACCACCGCATCTAAAGACGCGAAGTCATAGTTTTCGACTTTTGCAGCGTCGCATTGAGCTAATCTTTCGTTTTCCCCGAAGTCGGCTCGAAGTAAGTGCTGCTTTGTTCGAAGGTCTACAAAACGCTGTTTTTGAATCAGCTCAGCATTGCACAAAACCTCAACGGACATACCAAACGTCTGGAGGTTGTTTCTTACGTTCAGACACATGCCGTCCCGGGTTTCGGTGTGGGTGTGTCTCACGATAGGTACCGGTGCTTCCGGACACAATCGATCGATCGAGCCATAATGATATACATCCTCGCAAGCATCGCCAATCAGTAATATCTTAAACATCTTCCTTCTCTTCTAATACTTTGCTTGTTGAATAACCATCAACAAAATTAAAAATCTTCACCTCGGCTAGATCATAACCTACAACTTCTTCGGCTTTATAATCGCCTCCCTTTACGACAATATCGGGCGCCAATTCTTTGATGAGATTGTATGGTGTATCCTCGTCGAATACCACCACCTTATCCACATAGCTGCAGCTCTCTAGTGCAAACTGTCTGTCCGCGGTATTGAAAAAAGGTCGGGTTGGGCCCTTAAGGCGTGCTACGCTAGCATCGCTGTTTAAGCCCACTATGACAGTTCCCAAGGATTTACAATACTTTAAAAGCTCGAAATGTCCTCGATGCAGAATATCAAAGCATCCGTTTGTAAAAACTATCTGTGACACTTAGGCTCCTGTCCAAGCCTGGTACTTGTCATAGATAAACTGCGGTATGGCGCGCCATCCCTGCTCGTTCAAGTAAAGAATCGGAGTATTAAATGGATTCCAATTTTCTGTATATCGGACCTGGTCTTTAACCGACCACACTACGTGAGGTACCCCGCACAGACTTGTAAGGTGCATAGGACCCGAGGAAGGTCCGAAAACTGCTCTGCAGCCCTTGATGGTATTGCATGTTTCCTCTAGAGAAATACCTCTCAGGTCTGTGGTCCCTTCGACCAGACCTGACTGACTAGTAGTGCCGATGCAGCCTATCTTCTTATCGGCGCCGAGCAGGTGCCTTAAGACACTCCACTTCTCTTTATCCCAATTGTCTTCAGCGCGCATATCACGATTGCGAATATGAAACAAGTAGTCAAACTCTGCGGTCGCGTTTTTTGTACCATACATATGGTATTCTGGAACTATTGCGAAGGTCCCTACCTCGACCGGTGTAGTGTAATGAGTATAAGGAGGGTTCCCAAGACGGCGAGGTGTAAACAAAGTTGTATGGGGCCCAGTTTGTATTTGGTTCTCCTGTACAATTTCTCTCAATGAGGTTTTCATATCAAACCCGTGCATCAAAAAAGCATCGGGGTGACCTCCGGTGGGAGTATGTGGTATAAACCTATCAGCAAAGTCTTCATATAAGTATTGCGAATTAGGCCTAGAAATAACTGTTGTTTTGGAGAAGCTTCGAGAGAGCGCGCGGACATATCCCTGCCACGCATATAGCTCCCATCCGAATTCTCCAACCCAAGGGCCAGCTATTAGATGCCCATCACTCATCAAAAAAATCTATATCCTTGCAGCCCTTGTCATCAATATAGATATCTCCGGCCGGCTTACCTAAGAAAAGCTTATGAAATTTAACTCCCCATCTTACCAGCTGATCATGCGTAAACTTGTGTAGTTCTGCAATAGCGTCTAATTGATGGTTCTTGTTGCGGCACATACCGCGCGCGGTCAAAAACAAAATCGTGTGGCCGTCATCATAGAGCTTATTAACAGCATCTATGCGATGTTGCATCGGCTCTGAATTTTCATAGTCGCTTTCGTTTGTTCGGCATATGGTGTCGTCGATATCAATTACATAGGTCATTTTATCCATGCTGCGAAATCCTTCAAAAATCCATTAACCGATTCATCTGTTTTGAGGTGGGATACGGACTTCTTAATAACAGGGAGTCCTGCGGTAACAATATCGCAGCCGGCGGCCCAACAGTCCTCTAGGTCATAAGCATTACGAATACTGCCAGCAATTATTTCACACTCAAGTTCATTAAAATCAATAAATGCACGCGTGCGCTCTAAAATCTCAATAGCATCGATCTGGCTATCGAGTGCTCGATTATAAAAGAGCGAGACATAGCGTGCACCGGCCAATGCAGCTAACTGCAACTGGGTCGCTGTGAAGCAGCAGGTACAATTAACCGGGATACCTAATTCTTTCAGCTCACTAATGACTCGCAATTCATCATAGCCGATCGGCACCTTGATATTTAAGTTAGTATATTCTATAGTCTTCATAATCTCCTGAGCCTGGGCTATCATTTCGTCAGCCTCTTCTGCAAAGACTTCAACCGAGAGCGGAATACCAGGTGCGAGTTCGGTACATAAGTTTGCTATCTTTTGAATATGGGAATAAAAGTCCGCCTGTGGCTCTTTCGATAAGAGGGATGGATTAGTCGTCACTCCCTGTACTACTCCGCGCTCTAAAGCGCTTTCAATTTCTTCTAGGTTTGCTGTATCAATAAACAGTTTCATTTTAAGTCTCTTTCTTTGTTTGCCGAGGGCGAGCCCAAGGGTCGTCTACGTGGGTATATGTTTTCCCATCTTCTACTATATGCGAGTCACCATCATCATCTAGTGTGGAGAACTCTATAATAACAGTATCTTCTAGAGCTATGCGCATATGCATAAACCCTACTGGTATATGAAATACATCACCCTGATTAAGTATCAGTGAGGTATTCACGGCGCGGCCTATACGGGTACCTACTTTAAGCTTTCCAGATTCGATGTAATAAGATTCCTCTTTTTTCACATGATACTCCATACTACTCTGAGTATCTTTTTTCATAAAGATTCTCTTGACGGAGTACAGGTCATTCTCGAATAGGGTTTTCATACCACCCCAGTACTTTTCGACCTCTTTAACAACCGTTGTAACGGGAGGTAGCTCTTGTCGGCCGTATTTTATTTCATTGTCCATAATAACTTGTCTGTCCGTGCTTTCGTGCAAAATGTTTTTCAGCTACAAAATCTGCTAAGTAACTGTAAGAATCTAGTGCAAGGGTTTTAAACGCCATTTCTGCCACTAACTCTAAGACATAGGCTGTTTCAAGTGCCTTGTCTATCGTTTCTCCCCACGTAAATACGCCATGTCCCTGCACTATGCATCCAGGAATGTGATTATAGTTTAAACTATTTTTCTTAAAATATTCACCTATTATTCTCCCCGTAAACATTTCATAATCTGTATTTATTTGATTTTCGTTAGGGTGTGGAACACAGGGGATGTCTCCTGCAAAATAATCCGCGTGGGTAGTACCAAGGCAAGGAACCGATCGGTTAGCTTGGGCAAAGATGGTGCCGTATTTAGAATGAGTGTGGATAACACATCGAACTTCAGGGAAGCGCTCATATAATTCAAGATGAGTAGGGGTGTCAACAGATGGCTTTTTGCCATCTAATAGCGAGCCATCCCACGCTACGACAGACATATCCTTTTCTGTGGCCTCTTTGAGAGATATTCCAGAGGGCTTAATAATAAGCGCCGCAGACGAGGCATCGAGGGCACTAACATTCCCCCAAGTAAGACTAACTAGCCCCTTCTCAACAATCCAGCGATTGGCATCTAGAACGAGCTGCTTCACCTCCATGACAACACCTCCTCTAAACTTGGTGCATTTGTGCCTATTTGCAATGTCGATGCCGCGGCCCATTTATTACTAAAAGCCAAATCCTCGTCAGACGCCACCAGCGCTGCCAGGAAGCTGTCTCCTGCTCCACAGGTGTCAATAGTTTCAACTTGGTGTGCGGCCGCTCTAACGGCGCCTGACGGACTACTAAGGATGCTTCCGTCTGCGCCAAGTGTTACACATACTCGGGCCCCCAATTGCGCGGACAATTCGTTCAATTTTTCATCTGTGGGTTCGAACCCCGCCACCAAAGCTGCAGCTTCCTCGCGATTTAAGCATATAAGGCCGGCCCCTTCGAAAATATCATATTGACCTTTTCTATCTGACATCTGTGATGCGGCGTACGTTTTTATGTGGTGCCCATACAAAATGTCCAAAATTAATTTTACTTCCTCTTTCTGTTCAAAGAGGCCGCCGCGATAATCCACCAATATGGCTTTATCATATCTATCTGTATACAAAAGCTCTGTAAGAGTGCTTATGACAAGCTGAGGATCATTAAATTTAGTACCTTGATTAACCTGAAGATACTTATAGAGACCGTCTCCCTTAGAAATCCAGTATCGAGATTTGACCACATTTGTTCCGTCAAACTGCAGTGGCTTAACAGTTAAGTTTGTCTGATTCCAGCCAAGATAATGATGTCGGTGAGAATCTGTTGCAAGGGGCGTCACAAAGGTTACCTTAGCTCCCAACAGTAGCAAGTTATTGACAACATTGGCGGCGCCGCCAAAGGAATATTCCTCTTTGTTGAGACGCGTCTTGAGAGTTGGTGTCTCCAGCGAGAGTCCAACAGCTTTACAAAATACTTTATGATCCAGGATTGAGTCGCCTATAACTAAGATGTTTTGATTAAGGAATGTCATTGTTTCTCACCGTCATCCACTTGCGAGATCTGATTGATAATGTTTGTTGTAGAATATTTTCCTACAATAGGAAATACCTTGATTTCTATTTCGGCCGGGATGCTGTCGCGGGATCGAATTTCATCCACCGTCCACTCGCCACCTTTTACAAGAATGGTGGGGGATATATCTGATATTAAGTCTGCGGGGCTGTCCGCATCGAAGATAACGACCTCGTCGACTTCTAGGAGTGCTTCCAAAAGGCCTTTTCGGTCTTCCTGCATTGTAATGGGGCGATGGGGCCCCTTAATTCTCTTAACACTTTCATCAGAGTTCAAGCCAACAATAAGACGGTCCCCCAATGATTTAGCAAATCGTAGTAGTTCTATATGACCAGCGTGTAAAATGTCGAATACACCACTTGTAAATACAATGTTGGCGCGGTGCGACGAAAGCTTCTCTACGCGCTTCACATGTCGACCTTCTCCAAAGATAGTTTGCAGCCACAAATCTAAGATTTCAAAATTCTCCTCTTCGGAGGTGGTCCAAGCACCTAAGCACAACACATTGGAGTTATTGTGCTCACGACATTTGGGTGCCGTCATAACGTTGTGAACCAATGCGGCACGGACTTTCTCAAACCGGTTGGCTGCGATACTCATTCCAACTCCGGTACCACAGATTAATATAGCGCGATCTAGATCGCCATTGCTCACCATCTGTGAGAGTTGGCTAGCATAATCGACGTAATCGACTTTTTTAGTAGAGGAAAACGGACCTATGTCAATAACCTTAAAATCTCCTTGATCGCGGAGATATTGCGCCATCTTCGTTTTGAGTTCAACACCATTATGATCTGAAGATAATCCTATTATCATTCTGTCACCAACTCATAAAAATGATCTAGAGCTTCCTCAACTTTCTTCTCTAGGGTCTCCAGCAATTCTAGCCCCGACTGGTCGGAGTAAGGTTCACTCATAAGCCCAATTAAGTTTTTTTTTGTCTGTATGTTACAATTCAACATCTTGGCCTCTGCCACCAAACGGCAAAAGGTCTCTAATACCTGAGGGATAAACAATAGGGTGCGATACTCACTTAAAATTTGAAGAAACTCATACTGGTCTGGGGAGTTAATGAGGTCTGGGCTCATTCCGTTTGTCTTACAAAATTCAACCGCAGGTATAGTCCCTTTGGTTGGGTTGGGTGAATTTAAAACTGCGAGGTCCTTTGTCTTTGTGGCACCTTTGATTAATTGCTTAATGAACTTAAACTTCTTGGTTGACCACAGGCTAGTTCCTATACTGTGTACGTTGTTAATGCCAAGGTTTTTCTCCACCACCGACTTACATATTTTACTTAGCACCACCACCTGTGCAGCATTAGCATATAGGTCGGCATTAATAAGCTGCGCAGGGGGAGCTTTAAAATCTACAAACTTGGAAGGGTCACGGGTATTAATATATTTGTGATCATGCTCATAAATCACGTAGCGACAATTATTAGTTAAATGAGCTTTTGCTTGCTCACTTAGGAGTATAAAATTAGATAAAATAATACAGTTAAATGCACTTATCTCATCGGGGGTGATATCCTTAGTAGAACGACACTCCAATTCAACTCCTTTATCTCGCAGATGCTGAATGAGGACTGCATCGTTGTTTTCCGCCCCTCCATTAATCTGGTCACTATAAAGGTCAGATAAAAAGAGACAGGACATTACAAGATTTCAATCTCCCCTAGGGTATTCATCCACTCAACCTCTTCGTCCGAAGGATTATAGATGCTTGAAATAAATTGTTCATACATCTTCTCGGCAGTGAAGGTTTCCAAAATATGCTTTTGAAGCGCTGTTGCAACCTGCTTGTTATGCTTCTCTTTTTCAAGGACTTCTTTCAGCCCTCTCTTGTAAGATGCTTCTCGCGCAAACGCCCACATAGAATCTTCCTGAATAACTCCGGGCCAGACGGCCTCTTTCTGAACTGGCTTAAGATCGTAATCGACGCCAACAACACGAGGGAAGTTTTTTCCTTTTTTGTTTGGCTTGCAAATGAAATCCATATGGCCGCTCCAAGTAACCGTGAGTAGGGGCAAACCATTATAAGCTGCCTCAAACAGAGGGAGACCATATCCCTCGCCATGGCCAATGTTGACAAGAGCCTTCATCGTAGGATGACGATAAAGCCAAGTTAACTCGTTCGCGGTCAGGTCGCCGTGGATCAAGTAAATCTTGCATTTTCTGTTTTCATAATCCCTTAATAGGTTATCTAAACGGGCGCTAGTATGATACTTATCAACTATTGAATCATTGGCGGTATTAGTCTTGAGAACCAGGCCGGCCGAATCGTCGTCGTTAAACGTCTCCACAAACCACTTAATAGTATTATCGAGATTCTTACGGGGGCCCCACTGGGAGACCACTAGGAAGTTATTTTCTGTAGTAAACTCAACATCAACAGGCGAACTTTCCCTTTCGTGCACCGGGTAGTTAACCACGCTTACCGGGACTGTCAGTCCCCAATTAGGATAGTCATTTCCAGCTTGGTCCTTAACCGTGTATTTGGTGTTTTCGAAAACCTTTTTTGCATGGTTAGAGACGACAATCAGACGGTCGACCATTTGGTTACTTTTATCTATCCATTCTGGGGCCACTTTGGTAGTCTCAATACCGGCAGTGTATCCGATGTTCACAGGTGCGATTTTTTCAAATTCATTTGGCACTGTTATCTGCAGAGATATATCGAATGGCGCTTGGCGCTGAACGTATTCTGCTGTCTTTGTCATTGACATCTTAATGAAATCAGTTTCTTCGTTGTGCTCGATGATTTGGCCCGTGCGCCCCCACGGGATATTAACAATGTAAATGTCAAAAAGATCAGGGCGGCTACGCAGAGCACGGAGAGCAAATCGAGATTGTTCTCCATAACCCGATCGCGATAAAATCGGAGCTTTAATTAAAATTTTCTTCTGCACTTTAATATTCCTTTACAGTATATGGGCTATAGCCCTTGCGGTCTTCCCAGGAGCCCATTTCTTCGTAAACACGAGTGAATAGTTCATCCCAGCTCTTGGTGAATGTTTCAAAATTAAATTGAGTCTCCGTAAATTTACGGCCGGCGTGTCCTAGGGCTACCCTTTCTTCGGCCGGCATCTCATACAGAGTTGTTAGCGCTTCGAGGAAGTCATCCTTATTGAGCCTGTCTTCATAAATGTAAGGAACATCCTGTGAGCCGATTATTGCTTTCGAGCTGGGCTCTAGGCCGATTCCAAAAGAGGTTTCCCCATCACTTATCTGATCTTGGAGGCCTCCGGTTTTATTAATGAGAATAGGGGTGCCTGACGAGAGTGATTCTAACGTCGCCAGACCAAATCCTTCAGCATCCGAAATATTGATCGTCAAGTCGGCCATATTATATACCATAGCAAGATCTGTAGGCTGTACTTTATCGCGTGAGAATAATACCTGTCCCGAGGTGAGCCCCAATTCATGAATAATGGCTTCTAAATCTTGTCCGTGAATGTCTTTTGGATCTGTATGCATAATAAGGGTGGCCTTGTCATGCCCCACTTTGTCTAAAAATTCTTTAAACCAAAAAATCAGTGTTCCAGATTGCTTTCGGCGAGCGTTGCGGTTGTTCCAAAAACACACAAACCTATCATCTATGCCGCGGCTCTGTCGGAATTGTGTTATATTTTCTTGTGGCAGCGGGCGAAAGACCTCTGCGTCGACCGCGTGTGGGATATAACTACTCTCAACGTCCGGAACCACTGTTTGAACTATGTCGTGGGTGAGCTTGGAAATGCATGCAATATGATCGTTACTGGCATACCACGGTTTGTTAAAAGTGGGGTATGGGTAGTTATCCCACACGTGATAGTAAATCATAGGAACGTGGGAGCGGATCTCATTTTCTATTGACCATAACCAAGTATAGAACCTAGGGTCCGTCATAAACCACATAATATCGGGCTTATTTTGGTGGAGCATGGCCCTAACCATATCGGCGTTACCGTAGCCATCAACTGGCCAAATAATCCAGTCTTCTCCCCATTCTTCTGTGTGTTGTGGATTATGATCAGGGTGCTTTATGGCGCCCCCGAAGGAGAAAAACTGGTACTTTCCTGTTTTTAACATCCCTTCAATAATATATTTAGATTGGGATCCTACTCCTGATGGTGATAAAGGGTGATCGCCAATCGTGAAGATCTTGATTTTTTCAGACATGTGTGTTCCTTATGTACAGTGTTCAGTATTAAGCAATTTACAGGGAAAGGGCTTGTGGCAACTAAGCCGGTTCTTGATCGTAAATCTTTTAGTGATATTATAGATTGCTTGGTATAGAAGTTTAAGGGCATTCTCAGTTTTTTGGGAGCCGCTTGTTACTCTAAATATTTCTACCCGGTCTTTTTTGGCCGTTCTTTTTAGTAAGGCAAAGTGAGTCTCTACGTTTTTTGGATCGATTTTGTGCTTCTGACAGAAGAAGTGCTTGTATAGTGTGAGCTGATATGTAACGAGCTTTTCCGCCTTCCTTCGAGAGTCCCACCCCCAAGAGCAAGTCTTCCAATCAAATAGATGATAGGTATTGCCCACTTTTACTACCGCATCAACAAATCCTTTAAAGTTAATGTTGAAATTTTCAATGGGGACATATAACATTTCCTCTGATGAGAACACTTCATAATCTCCAAAGTACTCTTTGAGCGCATCGTCTACTTCGGACAAAATCGCTGGGCCGGCAACGCGCATTTGTTCAACATTCTTTGGATTTACTTCAATATTTTTTTCTAAAAGCTGCTGCAGTTTTTTATCAAAACCGATCTGGAATATTTCAGCCTCGTCCACGTTCTCTTTGAGGAGCTTCTTTTCGCAGACATCGTGAATGGCTGTGCCAAAAGCCGTATATTCGTTCCCCTCAAAAGAGGTGACTCTTTCAATCCAGGCTTTCTTATGGTAGTGGGGGCATTGTGCCCAATCTTTTAGTTCGGAATAAGATATGTGTTCACGCTTCGTCATGTATCACCGTTTCAATCTTTTCATACAACACTGGGCTTACGCTCCAGACGTATCGTGGGTCTTCTAAGAAATACTTCTCAAACCCGTTAGCAAAATATTCTTGAATCGATGTTGCACCGTACGGGGACGCAAAAAGACCAATCGTCAAATTCAGTAATATCGGATAGCCAACTTCGTCGGCCAGAAATTTATCAAAGATTTCATTATACTCTGTGAACGTGTACAGGTGGGGGCTTGTGTAAAACCCTTGTGCTTCGAGCAACACCCGCAACCTTTCGCGTTTTCCTTTAAATTCACTAATCAAATCTTGCGTGTAAATTAAAGGACCGTAACTCTCCTCCAAGGAGTGAGCCACTTCGTGAACAAAATTTTCTAACATATCTTCTACGGTGGGCTCTTTGTTTGTCATGTAAATGGCTGCGTTAGCGTATGTAGCGTTTCTTCCTGCCAACTCGCGCATGTCGCCAATGTATACTACGTCGACTCCAGATAGTAATGTGGAAGCCAAGAGATCTTCGGCTTCCGCACAAAACTGTGGTATACTACATACCGGTTTATCCCCCATCACAAATACGGGGACGCTGTGGATATAATATTCCATCAGCCTAAGAAATCTTCTTCTGAAGTGCTCTTTTTTTCTGAGTGCTCTACATCTGTTAGTGCTTGTTCATAGCCGCGAAGGAAGTTTTCCTCCGCCACAGCCATCAGGAATTCTGGGAACTCTGCAGCAAACACTTGCACTGCCATATCAACAGTGATAATCTCATCTGCTTCTAGCCGTGCCCCAATGTAATTGACCACTAGTTCTTGTAATCCGGTAGTGGTACCAACCGGTGCTTCTAAAGCGGGGTTTTCATTTTCCATTTTTCTCTCACAAATTTTCTGCGGCGAAGGTAGCGACCTTAGATCTCTCGCCCTTATGTAAGGTAACGTGAGAAGCAAGCTCAAATTTCTTGAACTTTTCTACGGCATGTGTTAATCCATTAGACGTCGCATCGATATAAACATTATCAATTTGTTCTACGTCACCGGTCAACACAATTTTCGTTCCTTCACCTACTCTTGTTATTATAGTCTTTAATTCGTGAGTTGTCAAGTTTTGTGCCTCATCTATTATGATAAAGGCATTTGAGATCGAGCGACCACGAATGTAAGTCAATGCTTCTATCTCTATTGTACCCTTTTGCATATAAATGTCAAGGGTTATTTTATCATTTCCCATTAAAAACTGTAGGTTGTCCTGAATTGGCATCAGCCAGGGGGACATTTTCTCTTCCATGGTCCCCGGCAGAAAGCCGATGTCCTTTCCAAGCGGCTGTACGGGCCGTGAGACGATTACGCGGGTGTATTCCTGCTTGACCTCGTCTATGGTCTGCTCAAGCCCTGCAGCGATCGCACAGATCGTCTTACCGCTACCTGCTTTGCCGATGACTGTCACTATCTGGATGCTCGGATCCATGAGGGCGTCCATCAGAAACTGTTGCTCCTTATTACGAGGCTTAATTCCCCACACCTTTTGTTTACTGGTAAGGAGTTGTCTTAGGGGCATTGCATCACTTACGAAACGGCCGAGAGCTGTCTTCTTTTCGTTAGCGTTGGAAACCAACATCACATACTGATTTGAGAACAAGCCCTTATTTTCTAAATAAACACTTTGCCTCTCATAAAATCGATCGATAATTTGATCATCAACCAAAACCGTAGTGCAACCATCAAATATGTTCTCGCTCGTATCAACAATCTGATTGTTCTGGAAGTCTTCGGAGATGAGACCCACTGCATCTGCAATAACTCGCATGTTTATGTCGCGAGAAACTAAAATAACTTTACGATCGCTCTCACGTTGGGCTTTGAGCGCCGTAGCAATGATTAAGTGATCCGGGATCTTGATGTCTAGATCACGTGGTAAGTCTTCTTCTGTGATTCCAGATGCACTAATGGATTGGATAATACCCAAACCTTTACGAATGCGTACGCCGCCATCAAGGGATCCAGCAGTCCTTAAGTCATCCCATATGCGAATGATCTTTCGGGCTTGAGCCCCTACAGCATCTTGGCGCTTTTTGTGTTTATCTATTTCCTCAAATACTTTAAGTGGTACCTGAATATCATTATTCTTAAAAGCGTAAATGCATTCTGCATTTGTTAGATAAACGCTTGTATCCAACACATATATCTTTTTTCGGCTCATTCAAGACCCTTTGCTATTAATATATAGGCCGCGGACTTAATAGTCACTCGACTTTGGTATATCACCTGATGAAAGAACATCTACTCGGCTGGGGCGCAAGTCGGGGTCGTCGTCGGGATGAGGGTCCATGAGCATCCCAGCATCATTCACTAAAGTCGATGAGCTTTGAATTTTTCCTCCGCCAATGTTCCATAACAACTCAATTCCCAATTTAGAGCAAACTTCCATCTCTGGCGTATTATCAGTTTTGCGATCTCCGCCGTTAGCAAAATAATCGGGTCTTAAGCGTTGGAGCGCTTCACACACTGTATTATCAAAGTCGGCGACGTGACTAGTGACTGTCACACAATCAAGTCCCTCGAGGATCTCACATCGTTCCTTAAAGGGCATAAAAATATATCCCTTCTTGCGCATCAACCACTTATCTGAGTTTACAATAACGATTACATCACCGTATGCCGCGGCCTCTTGCATCATACGCAGGTGTCCTACGTGGACTGGGTCAAAACCTCCCGATACACAAATTGTCTTTTTCTTGCTCATAATATTCTCTCCTTATTAATTCTAAGGTGTGGCTGCGGCGGCTGGACTCGAACCAGCGACAGGCTGATTAACAGTCAGCCGCTCTACCAACTGAGCTACACCGCATCAACTATAAGTATACCTATAAGGACATAATTTTTTAAACTTATATCCACATAAATGGTGCCGGCACCACGAATTGAACGCGGGACCTGCGGGTTACAAAACCGCTGCTCTACCAGCTGAGCTATACCGGCACTATTAAGATAACTCGGGATCATAATAGGAGATCCCCGGAGGCTCAATTGAACTAAAGTCTGGGTCAGATGTATACAATACTACCACATACAAGTCGTTCCAATAACAGGGCGCCACGCGACGGACGGCAGAGGCCTCCGGTTTATTGGAGGCCTCTATATAGAGGGTTAAACCCAACGTACCATTCTTAATTTTATAGAAGAAGTCGGGGCCAAATTCGATCGCCGCCTCAAGTATGAGACTATCTCTTTCTGTTAAGTTCATTAATTTTTCTTTCTACGTGTTTTTTTATGAAGCTTTTCAAACAAAAGCTTTTTCCACAACGTATTTTCAATTTCTTCTTTCGGCATGTCGAGCGAATAAAGTCCGGCCAAGATCAATCGGATCTCTCGATTTGAAAGATACACTGTTTTTAAAAAGGCAGGTATTTTTTTTGGTGCTTGGTCGGACATTATTCCACTCCTTGATCTTCTATAACTAGTTGCGTTGGCCCTCTAATTGCTCACTTCTTCCGGCGCTTCTTGTTGAGCTTGGCCTTTCGTTTTTTCTTTTCGGCGCGCCTTTGATTGAGAGCTTCCTCTAACGCAATGCGGGGATCTTCTCGGGTCTTCACGGCAAAATAGCGCGAGTTGACCTTTCCCTGCCAGTGAACCTTCACTTGCAAATCCTTTTCCATTGCCAATTCTAAGCGTTTTTGATCCGCTTCGTCGTATGTCGCACATTTTGCGACGATTTCCCATGCTGGTCCCTCTTGGTGACCAACTTCTACTATTTCTTCAGTACTCATTTTGTTTCCTTCCATAGATAAGTTGCTGTCATGGGCCAGTAGATCTCTTCACCACTGTCCACTACTTGTATTCTATAGATTGTGATGGATTTGTCAAGTACTAATCCAATAAATCTTCGATTATGTCCATTGATGTCCTTGCGGGCTGCATCAATACACACCACTATGTCGCCTATCGACGCTTGTTTTCTAAGCCGTCCTTGTCCCAACCGCCCATAGTCCACTTTTCATTCATGAGGTGATTGATTCGATTATAGTGTAGGAAGCCCAAAGCGTGTCCCAATTCGTGTTCCAGCACCGTCTTTCTTATGTCATCTCGCATGTAGATCACCGCCCAATCTATTTCACTAGTATCATTGTCTACAAAAAAATGGGTTTGTGCGAGGGCTGTTTCATCCATTTTAATGCTAGATGACACCAGGCGAATGAGGATATAACCCTCTGGGGCCTCCGACAAACACTTATTAAGAGGGTCATGTTTGTATTGAGTAGCGTAGAACCGATATCCGAGGCCTTCCCAGAACGCTGTCGCGCTGTTGATCTGTACTTGAGTAATGGGGGCATGCTCGCAAACTATCACCGTAGGGGTTTTAAACCATGTACCAACTTTGGCGGGAGCGTTGTGAACTGCTGGAATCCTAGTATAGTTGCTTACGTAGTCGCTGGCCCCCGAGGGGGTAGCTAGAGAGCATATACTAAATGCAATAAGACAAACATAAATAATGACCATAAGGCCTAATTTAAAGTAATCATTCATACAGTATTTAGTTGAAATAACCGGTTTTGTAGTAAACAGACCCTAAA